CTGTAGGAGATGTTGTCCCTATTCCTACTTTGCCATAAAATATTGAATTACCTCCAACTTCTAAATCAAGAATAGGCCCATTTATACTTCCACTCTTAGTGCTATTAAATCTATACTTTGTAACACCACCACCACCAACATTAAATTTCCAAGCTGTTTCAGCCTGATTCATTTCTACTGTATCTGATGTTCCTGCAAATTGCCATTTCATACCCCAAATATCATCCTGCATTAGATACCCATCATTCATGTAAACATTTCCTGCGACTTCAAGTTTTTGTGTTGGAGATGTTGTCCCTATTCCGAGTCTGTTATTTGTATCATCCCAATACATTCCACTAAATGATGTCCATACTCCCGCATTGTTGTATAACATCTGTCCCTCTGTCCCTGTGGGCATACCTGCACTAGATAATGCATATCTTCCGTCTAAACTTGTAGTTAAATCTGATAATGCTCCTGTTCTTCCTAAGGTTAATACTCCATTCACTGCATTAAAATCTACTGAATCTACATAGTTGTCTGTATCTGTAAATGCTGATGCCTCTACAAACTCTAGGGCTGTTGCTGTTGAATTTACTCTAACTAAATAGTTACCACTACCTGAGTATGAACCAGGGGTATCTGTTAATCCTAAGAAGTTTGTTACATCATCACTTACATTAGTATCCCATCCTGAGTAATCAAGTGATCCTAATGTATTTGTACTTGTCCAATATGCTAATTGACTTGTTGTACCTGTCCCCAATGCTATTGTCCCTGTTGCATTAGGTAGTGTCCATGTCCTTGCTGCTGTTAAATCTACATTAGTTAGTGTACCATCATATCTTGCACTACCTCCTGTAGTTATTGAAGTTAGTATTCTATCATCTGTTGCTGTTGCACTATCTACTATTAATCCTCTTATAGTTGCCCCTCCTGTGAATAATGATGCTACCGTTGTACTTGCTCCCCTACCTGTTACACTTGCTAATGTATCTGCTTCTGTTCCTGTTATTGTTATTGTATTACCACTTCTTGATGTTGTTACTATACCACTACCATTAAAACTAACTGGCAACATACTCGTTATATTACTTCCTGCTGCTCCATTAGCTTGTAATACCCAGTATTGATAGTTATCTGATACTGGTATATCACTAGTCATTGCTACTGTTCCACTCTTATCAGGTAATGTCCAAGTTCTAGCTAATGTTAAATCTGCATTAGTTAGTGTACCATCATATCTTGCACTACCTCCTGTAGTTATTGAAGTTATTATTCTATCATCTGTTGCTGTTGCACTATCTACTGTTAAACCTCTGAATGTTTGCATTCCTGTCCATGTATTTGCATTACTTAAATTTAATGATGCTATTACATTACCTACTGTTGGTGATATTGTTAATGTTCCATCTGAATTACTTATTGATGCTACTCCAAATGTACCTAAATTAGCTGATGTTAGAAGAGGAGAATTACCCCAATATAAACTACCTGATGGTGCTCCACTTTGTGCTTGTGTATCTAATACATTATTTACATTACTTGTTGTTCCAAGTCTTATACCACCTAATACATCCAATTTTTGGGCAGGCGAAGTGGTACCAATACCAACATTACCCATAACAGTCATTTTTCCTGTCGCATCTGTTGGCACTCCTGATACCTGAACGACACCATCTCCAGCCCAGGAAACTCCACCTATATGTAAGGTACCTGCCGTAGAATAATTTAATGCGTTAGTAATAAAAGTACGGCCAGATGCAACTCCCATTAAAAGGTTGTTACCTGTATCTCCAATCTCAGTTGAAGCAACAACAAAATATGTTTGACCAGTTCCACTAGTTGCCCCCTTACTAACAAACCTGACTTCTGACTTTCCATTATTAGGAGTAACAGCATAATTAAGCCTTCCATAATAAGGTCTTGTTAAGCTTAAATCTGCTATTATTCCAGTTGCAGGATCATCCACTCTAATTGTTCCGTTTACTTCCAATTTTTCTGTCGGATTCGTTGTCCCTATACCTACATTTCCTGTACCATTAGGCATTAATGATAAATGCTCATTGTTTACTGTTGTTATATCACTACTTACACCAGAGAAAGTAAGTGTCCCAGTCATTGTATCTCCTGTTGTATTTACCCAGTTATCTGTTCCTGTTGGTAAATATCTACCATCTAAACTTGTAGTTAAATCTGATAGTGCTCCTGTTCTTCCTAAGGTTAATACTCCATTCCCTGCATTAAAATCTACTGAATCTACATAGTTATCTGTATCTGTAAATGCTGATGCCTCTACAAACTCTAGCGCTGTTTCTGCTGAATTTACTCTAACTAAATAATTACCACTACCTGAGTATGAACCAGGAGTATCAGATAAATTCAAAAAAGATAAACTACTACTAAAGGCTAATGAACCAAGAGTTCTCTTTGATAAATCTCCAGAACTATTAATCATTACTGCTGTTGTTTCACTGGCTGATGATAATCCTGTAAATCTTACTCCACCTGTTGTGTGAAGCTGTACTGCTGGTGTTGTTGTTCCTATTCCTACATTTCCACTTGTTGTTATTGATAGTCTATCAATATAGTTTGTTCTGATTCTAAAATCATGGTTTGAACTTGTACCAAAAAGCCCAATGCTACCACCTGCCTCAAGAAATGTTGTTGCACCTCCAGTTCTTTGCAAAATCAACCTCTGCGTATTAGCATTCCCAACCATTTTCAATAAATCTACATTATCTGTTGTTCCACCATTGATAAGTAAACCTGTAACTCCATTTGGTGCATCTATTTGTAAAGCTGCTATAGGAGAGGTTGTTCCTATCCCTACCTTTCCTGTACCATTAGGCATTAATGATAAATGCTCATTGTTTACTGTTGTTATATCACTACTTACACCAGAGAAGGTAAGTGACCCAGTCATTGTATCTCCTGTTGTATTTACCCAGTTATCTGTTCCTGTTGGTAAGTATGGTAAATTATTTGCATGATATCCATCTAGTAAATCTGAGTTAAGGTTTGCTACTACATATGTTGAATCTACATTAAATGGTGCTGTTGATCCTGTTGTCCCACCATTAAATGCTGGTATACCAGTAACTGTTTCATTCTGAGTAAGATTAAAGTAACTAGGCTCTGCTGCACTCCATATTGGATCTGCTTCTGTCCCAGTTATTGTTATTGTATTACCACTTCTTGATGTTGTTACTATTCCACTACCATTAAAGCTAACTGCACTAGTGCTCGTTATATTACTTCCTGCTGCTCCATTAGCTTGTAATACCCAGTATTGATAGTTATCTGATACTGGTATATCACTAGTCATTGCCACTGTTCCACTCTTATCAGGTAGTGTCCATGTCCTAGCTGCTGTTAAATCTGCATTAGTTAGTGTACCATCATATCTTGCTGTCCCTACACTAGCTACCGTTGTTAATATCCTATCATGTGTTGCCGTTGCATCATCTACTATTAACCCTCTTATAGTTGCTCCTCCTGTGAATGATGATGATACTGTTGTAGTTGCCCCTCTGTTTGTTACACTTTGTAATGTATCTGCTTCTGTTTGTAGATATCTTCCATCTAAATCAGTAGTTAAATCTGGTAATGTTCCTGTTCTTCCTAAGGTTAATACTCCATCTCCTGTATTAAAACTTACTGAATCTACATAGTTATCTGTATCGGCTACTATATCTGTTAGATATGCTATTGTATTCCTAGTTGGAGTTGTATTAGTTATATATAATCTACTTCCATCCCATTCCATTGCTCCTGATTCTGGTGTTGCTAAATTAGCCCCTGTTGTAAATTTAAGTGGTGCTGTATTTGCACTAGATGTTCCTGCTTTAAGATGAAGATATGCTGTAGGAGAGGTTGTCCCTATTCCAATGTTACCAGAAAAATAATTATAGGAAGTACCATTAACACTTAAATTATCTGTAATTGTTGTTCTAGTACTACCAATTACAACCTCTGTAGTACCAGCCCTTCGTAGTTGTAAATCATTATTATATGAGCTAAAGACATTAGCATAAGAGTAAACTGGTTTATCAAAAATAAAATTTGATCTATCAGTATAAATATGTGCCCAACCCGTATTAAGAGGAGTTAGTGTAATATACCCTCGAGGGTTGCTTAACTTTAATCCTGCAGTAGTATCTCCATCAAAAGTCACAGATGTTGTTTCCATGGTTTCATCATCCATTTTTAATCTTCCAACTATTTCCAGCTTTTCACTCGGAGTTGTAGTCCCTATCCCAAGTCTGTTATTTGTATCATCCCAATACATTCCACTAAATGATGTCCATACTCCCGCATTGTTGTATAACATCTGCCCTTCTGTCCCTACTGGTAATAATTCATCTCCTGAATTTAAATTCACCCATGACAATCCTCCACTCCCATTGTTTGTTAATACTCCTGCTGATGATACTAAATCTGCAAATGCATTTAATTTTGTATCTAATGTAATATTTGTTCTTGAATTTGGACTATCATCTACTGCTGTAATACCACTACCTATGAAATTTAATATACTCCTCTGTGTCAAAGAGCTACCCTCCTCTTGTACTGTCTGATACCCCTGAGTTATAAAACTACTTAAATCTGATAAATATGCAATTGTATTTCTAGTTGGTGTTGTATTAGTTATATATAATCTACTTCCATCCCATTCCATTGCTCCTGATTCTGGTGTTGCTAAATTAGCCCCTGTTGTAAATTTAAGTGGTGCTGTATTTGCACTAGATGTTCCTGCTTTAAGAT